CTCAGTTCGGCAGCCGATGCACCAGACACCGCACCGATGGCGCTAATTTGCGCGTTAAGGTCTTTGGACGCGTTGATGGCACCAGACATACCGCCGACCAGCGCCCCGCCCAAATTGCGAATGCCGCTGGCAATCAGGTCGCCAGCGGCAAAGGAAAACATGTTACCAAGGTTGAACCCGCCGCCCAAGCCCTTGATACTTTTGTCAATCCTGTTGATTCCGCGTTCGGCGTCGCCGGTGTCCGCGGAAAATTTGACCTTTAGATCAGCAACGGTTGCCATCAGCGCTTCTTTCTCATTTCCGCCTCAACCGCGGCATCTATATTCTCCGCAGCTATCGCCAGATTCTGCCAGGCGATAGGCTGCTTTGCCAGTTCCCACGGTGGCACGCCCAAGAATTTGGCCGCCCGAATCAACACATACCAGGGTTGCATTTCGCCCATTGCACCCGACGTTAGAAGGAACCGCCGGACGCCTTGGACTTCTGCTCGTTTGGGTTTAAATCCTCCTGGATCGCGCCGAAAACCCGGAACAGAATATGCACCGGCAGCTTACGTAACGCCTTCTCCGTGATGGGATACGGCTTGTCGTCGTCGCCAACTAGATCCCAACTGACAAGCGAGGCGGCCAACGATTTGGCCGCCGCCGCCGGTTGACGCTTGCCGTCCAATAATTCCATTGTGGCATCGTGAGCTTCCGGCGTGACATTGCCGGGCCGGTAGGTAATAGTCATGTCCAGATCGGGAACTTTGATCGTGACCGTCTCGGCCAGTAGATTAGAAAGTTTTGGCATAAATCCTTTACAGTGCGGTTAACGTGTTGGTGATCTGGAACTCCATTGTTTTTGTCCAGGTCGAATCATAGGTCGGGTTGAACGTCCACTCGATAGCGTACACGCCATCTTCATCGGAGAAATCAGCAACGTCAGAGACTACCGCGCAAATGTCATGCTGGAACGTGTGGTAATAGGTGGAGGCGATAAGGCTACCAGTGCCCTTGACGCGGAAGAACCCTTTTGTACCGGCGCGCATGTTGGCCAGCAGGGCCATGCCTACGCTGTCGGCGGCTACTTTTATCTTAAAGCTTGGTGACGGTTCCTTCTCGACATAGGTGGCAAAACTGACCTGCGCGCTGTCGATCGGCCACACCGGGGAGAATCGATCACCGGTCTCGAAATCCACCGACAGCACACGAAGTAGTTTTGTCGTACCCAGCCCCGCCGCCGCCGTGTCTAGCGTGATGTCAACCTGCGTCGGTAGCACCGGCACAAGCCCGATGTCGGTAGGCGTGGCCGTCATGGTGATGCCGTCCGTGATGCGCTGTCCGATGATGCTGCCCTTCACACTGGCTTCTTCGCGTGTAATGCTGTAGCCCAGGTTGTTGACAAGACCATGCGTAAACTTATGAGCGCGCACCGTGCCGCCCATCTCGATGGTGAAAGATTTTACGGTGTCTTCCACCGCCTGCTCTGGCGATGCTGTCCACTTGTAGGCGGTTGTCGCTGCTTGCTGCGCTGGCGCGGCATAGGCCACGCCTGACGCCATGAGATAGATCCAATCCGTATAACAAAGTTGGCCGGTAATCGTGGCTTCGGCCCATTCCTTGCCCAACGCTGCCAGCGTGGAAAACTTTTGCCCCATCGGACGAAACGACTTGATGTCGGCCTTGATGCCAACTTCAATGCCCGTTCCCAAGAGGCGCTTATCTGCTGCCACGCTAGTGCCCATGACACTTTCAACGCCCCACTGAGACGCCTGCAATAAACTCGCGCGTTCTGGCATGTTATACCTCCTGCGTCATGATTGACGCTCTATTTTGATGCACCGCCTCATACTGGCGCACCAGGATGCGTTCAATGTCGGTCATAGATGCCAGTTGAGAAAGCAACGTCTGTTCAGTCAGTGTGTCATAGTCGGAAAGCGGCATCGTCGTCGGTTCTTTCGTTTCCGCAAGAATGTCATTGCGCAGCCGCAACTTTACTTCATCCGTGAGCGCGACTTGCGCCACAATATCACCGGCCACAAACACCTCACCGCCTGGTTGGTCGGGGTGCTTCTGCCATAGTGCGATGCGGTCTGTCACCGCTGATTTGACTGTAACCATGTCCATAGATTTATGCCTTTCAGGAGCCTTGGACGACTATTCTGTAAAGCCCGCCCAAGTTCCGATACTGTATGCCATTCGTGATTTCCACATAGACCAGCGTTTGTTCGCGCACGCAACCCAGCACATAGCCGCCGGTCACAGTGCCATAAGCCCGTTGCAGTACGGTATCAATGCGATCCGCGATGGTCTTGGCGGTGGCGGCTGACGTTGACTGCGCAACGGCTTTGACCTGGTACACGCCACTATTAAAAATGCGATACCCGCCCACCGCCGACACATCCGCACCGCCTTGTAGATTAAAGATAATGTAAGGGAAGGTGGGCACTGGTGGCGCTGTATAGCCGTAGATGCGCGCTGCCACCAGTCCGGTGATCGTCGCATCACTGGAAAGCTTTGTATACAGCCACGCATCAACCAGCGTTGTCTCTATCATAGTTCGACAGGCTCACTATTCATGTAACCGCCCCGTTAACGGCGTTCTTCATGCGGCTAAAGAACTGGCCGCGCACGGCTTCGGCTGCTGGCGTCATGTATGGCTGTGCCGGTTGGTTGACAGTGCCCGCCTCCACAAACCAGGCGTACTCTTGCGCCGGTGCAACCGTCCACGTCAATGCTGATTCGGGTTGCGCCTGAATCGAATTGCGCAGCGCCCCCGTATCCACCGGACATTTCGTCTTTGCTAGTCCTTCGCACTGGAGCGCGGTCGTGCTGACAATGTTCGCCACCTCGTCATGCAAGCGGCTGTCCATCCGTGGCAGCTTGTTATAGCGAATCTCGATCTTGGCCGACATTTTGCCCGCCATTACACCACCTCCGTTGCAATCACACGTAGCGCGGTTTCGAGCGGCGTGTATTCTAGTGCCTTGTCTACCTCAAATGTGCGTGTACCGATGGTGATGCGGTCGCGGTCATGCACGTCGGTGCCATAGGGCAACGTGATGATCCAGCCTGACACATTGCGCGGAGCATTGGCTATCGTGGCGTCTGCCGGCTGCGTCTGCCGTGGATTCAGCCGGCAGCTTACCGTGGCCACCGTGGTCCATGTTTCCGTAACGCCGCCCATGCCATCCGGTGCCGAGGTGAAACGGTTTATGGTGCAAGAGACGGTAAGCAAGCTTTCTTGCGTGGCGCGCATGGCGTCCATTTCAGCGGTTGACATCATAATCGCGGATTGCCTTCAGCGTTGCCTTACCGATACCCTTAACGGCGCGCAACTCGTCGTCACTCGCCTTGCTCACCAGCAGAAGCGCACCATAGCCGGCGTTGGTCAACGCCTCCCGTTCTGGGAAGTCAGCCGGCAGATCGTCAACCACGTCGAACGTCGGTTCGGGGTCCGGGGCCGGTGGTGGCGGCTCTGGCGTTACAGTTGCCGGAACCCGCAGCCACCCGCTGCGCTCAAGAATGCGTTGCTTGGCCGTGTCGGTGTCTAGCACTTCCAGCACTTTGCCGGTAGATTTTTTCTTGTACTGCATAAGTCCACCTCAATCTTTTAAGACGGGAGGCTTATTTGGCGTTACTGGACGCTTAGTGTCTACGTCCTTCACTAGCGCCGGAACTAGCCCCATGTCTAACAGTTCGGCCATCTTCGCTACGATCAACCGAATATTATGACCGTCTGTCCCATGCCCAAAGTCGTTCTTATACACGATACAATAGGCAATCTCCTTGCGCTGACGTTCGTCGAAATGCGTTTCCCATGTATTCATCAAATGTCCTCCGCGAGATTACTTACCCACTCCACTGCCGTCGGTTGTGGCGACACAACGAGTTTGATCGTTCCTGGCTGCCGGCGGGCGTTGTGGTAGCGCGCCTGTTTCATGTACTGCGCAAAAACTTGCGACCGGTTGAATGTGGCACTGTCGGCGGTAAAGTCGAAGTTGCCGCCGACAGCCGCTGCTTTTTCTTCCCAGATGGCAGCCGCTGCCGAATGGAGATCGAGCGCCGTGGCGTCCCAGTCGTCATCATCCGGCGCGTTACCATCGGCGTCTATCGTCGGATAGGCTTCGAGGTATGTGGCCAGATCCGCGTCGGTATAGGTGGCGTCGGTCGTTTCTGCCGTCATGCGTCTGAGTTGGGCTACCTGACCCGCCGTTGCAGCCATCTTATTTCGCCACTCCGAGAAAGGTAATCGTCAACGGGTTTGTGTTGGCCACATCAGCGTAAACACAGGCTTGACGGCCAAACAGCGAGAATTGCCCGCCGGCGGTCGCATCAGCAGCATTGGCGCTGACCACAGTGGCATCGGTAATCAGATTCGCCGTGCTACCGGTATTCGTCCAGCGCAGGCTAAACGTGGTCGTGTTGGTCGTGCCTTGGTCAATCACCCATTGCAAATCGACTTTTGCATGATCGGCAATGTTCAGCAACGCGCTACAGCCATCTTCTGTAATGACCTCGGTAGTCCAAAAGGTCAGATTATCAGAGCGCACGCCGCTATGCACTACACCGGCAACCGGTGTTACAGCAGCCTGAGGCGCGGCCGATGCGTTATGTGATGGGCCAAAAGCGACTAGCCCCACGAAGACCAAAAGCGCAGCCGTCGCCACCAGTGCCAAAAGATTTTTACGGATATTCATCGAAACTCCTCCTAAATTAAGCGGGCAACAGAACGCCAAACGGGTAGCGGTCGGCTTCCACCGGGTTGAAGCGGTTGATCGGATTCGGCAACTGCCACCCTAAGCGCATGACAGCACGCAAAGCCACCATATCCTGTTGGAACAGGTTGTAAATGATGGCGTTTGACGCATCCTGAATCACGCCGGTGTCGGCAATGCTAAACGTGATGTCCTGGCGCATGGCGTACACAAGTTGTGTCCAGTCGCCAGAAATCAGCAACGACTCAGTGTCATCAATCGCACCATTCGCCGGGAAAATCATCGGCGCGCCGTCAAGCTCATACATGGTGGCGGCTTGCATGGTGCGGACAAAGAGCGGTTGGCCTTGCAGGTCACGCAGACCGCGCAACTTGCCACGCATCGACATGTGGGCAACGTGGCCATTGACGGCGAACCCGTCAAGCTCCGGTTTGGCAATTACGCCATTTTCGCCCATGATGTCGTCATAGAGATCGCCCAGGCTGCCAAGCGTAACGGTATTGTTAGCGGCGGTCGCCCCGGCCACAATGTCATCCGGCCACGCTGCGGGCGCATTCGTGCCATACAACACGGCCTGGTCGAAGGCGATACCCATTGCTTCGCTAATCCGCGGGCGAATTTCTGCCCACAGGTCATAATCAGCGTCATCCAACACAGCCTGCGGAATCGGCACAATGACGGCCAGTTCCTCGGCATCGATATATTTGTTGCCCCATGCCGCCTCGGTGGTCTGCTTGAGTCCAGTGTCACCAGTGACGAAATAGGCGGTCAGCAAAGAGCTGAGAACAGGTAAGCGGCGCTGCGCGCGGCTCATGTTCGGAAGGCGACGCGCCAGGCGCATCACTGCGCTATTTTCCGGCACGCCCTGGATGATCTCGCGCGAGACATCCTCTGGAATCAACGCGCCGATGTCAGCGCGGGTAACTTGCGAGTTATAAACTGCCATTGTTCGATTTCCTTCACGGAATAAAAGTTACGTATTCGTGTGAAGGCATCCCGCCTCGCGTTGGCCTCTCGCCGCCGCCTGTACTGCTCGCCTAGCCGCGTCCCGCTGCTGCGCGTATCCAATTGCTCATGTTGGGCTTGACTGTCCCAGCCTGCCCATTCCCTGTGCCGGCATTGCCCGCCGGCGTGGGCGTCTTACGTTCAAACAGTTCTGGCGCTACTTCGCGCAGCTTGAGAAAATCGGCTGTACCATCTCGGCCTATTAAGCCTTCCTCTTTCGCTGCCATCCATGCCAGTTTCAAATTGCTAATATTTTGCCCGTGGGCGTCTTCCAAAAACTTGGCCTTTTTTTCGGCTTCGTCTAGGCGGCCCACCGTCTCTTGCAATTGCTTCTGAAATTCGCTGCCTTCCTCGGCATTCTTGCTCATCTGTTTTAGTTGTGTCGATAAGCGCCGTCTTTCTTCTCGTTCACTGGTCAGCGCTGATTTCAGCCCGCTTACGTGGTCATCCACCAAATCCTTGATTGGGTCTTCAAGTTTGCCGTACCAATCCTCGAATTTGACAGGCGTCTCGGCTTGCTGCTGTTGCGCCTGTTCGCCGGTATTCGCCGGTTGCTGTTCGGTGGTTGCCGCCGCGGTTGGTGAGCCTGTCGAACCATGTCCGTTGGCGTTAGCTGTTGTTACTGCTGCTGTCTCTGCCATAAACCTCCCGTTTATGTTGGCGTCTCGCCTGAAAATGAAAAACCGGCGAAATTGACAGAAGAAATTCTGTCAATTTCGCCGGTAGGTTTCCCGATGGGCTAGTATTTAATTGTTCGCTAGGCTTGCCGCGTCCTAGTGTGGCAGCCCCTCTGTGTTCACATTCGGCCTTTTGGCCTAGTGCCAACTCGGCATACTGCGCCGGTTGGCTCGCCTCTGCTGCTCCCCGTCCAGTATGTGTTTATTCGCGAGTCTCGGAGTCGAACCGAGTTCCTCATGTTACTCAAAAATCGATTATTTCACGATTTTTAACATGCGATCTAACCGGTGATCTAAACTCGCTACGTCAACAACTTCGCTACACGTTGCCTGGCAATCTTTTGATGCCCAGCGCTGCCAAATCCTCCTCGGCGGCAATGCTCGCTCGCCCAAGATGCTCCAGGGCGACGGCCAGTGCTGTGCAATTCGCCGCCGGCCCCATCATAGCACTGTATTGACGCATGGCCTCCGCAAATGTAACGGAAGCGTCTTGCGGCAAGCCAAGTTTCTCGCGAAAAGATTCAATGTCGGTAGCCTTGATGGTAATCGTCATGACAATAACTTCTCTACCGCTCTGGCTATGCAATAGGGTACAACCGCAAGCCCTATCGAAAACGCAATGATGCCCGTTTGCTGCATAACGTTGTTGCCGCCACCAAAGCCGATACTATTCAGCAGACCTATCAGGCCTGTCAGCGCCGCGATGAGTGCTATAAAGTAAACGACCTTGATAATGATAATCGTCATTCTAGTTCCCGTCAGTTCTTATAATGCTCTCCGAGTTCGGATTGCAGTATAAAATCGGTAATAACCGACCACGAGTCAGGATCAAGAACTACATTGGCAATCAATTCTATCGTTTTTGGTTTTTCCATTGATGATTCAGCAATCTCACTATACTGCGCTTCTACCCCACTGAAGTTGCATTCACCAATGTCTATTCCATTTACCGATATTCTTGTTTTACCCGACATTATCGCCATATTGCCTATTCTAATTCGCGCCGTTTCTTGCCTGTCATCAATGGCGGTAAGCCAAGCAGCCGGCGTAGCTGATGCAATCGCTTTATTAGATTCCTGTGCTCAAGTTCTAATTCGCTGCGATCTACCAAAATACGCGCCGATTGCTGCTCCTGTTTTATTGTAGCATACTTGTCAATAGGTTTCAATAGGTTAGTTGCTGACATTTTTAGATTACTCCACGTCTGGTTTTTCGTCGTCGCTCTGTTCCAAAACCAGAGGCGCAACCTCCGAATCATCGTCGACCAGGTAAGCGTCCCAGAACGCAGCGTCGGAAAGTTCGGTATCTTTGGCAGCTTTATCAGCATCAACGTAAACCAGTTCCATATCATCTCCCTCGATTCTTCAGATCGATTACGGCATTCCAACCACCGTGCCCGTTGAATGACACATCCAGCATAAACGCTTTCCCCAGAGGCAAAACCATATCGGGTGGGACATCTCTATTCTTGATGTCTTTGCCAGTCAACGTTTGCCCCTGTGGATGCCGATAAGTCGCTACATCAAGAACGTCGGTAAACGTCGGGTATTCGTCCAGGACTATACCGCGCTCTGCCGTCCACTCACGAAATAGCAATGTTGAACGCGCTGCCTGTTCACGGTCCAGGTACTTAGCGCCCTCTTTCGCCCAAGCGTACCGGCCAATTGTCAAACCGGCGTACAATTCGGCTTTCTCGTAGCCGGCCTCGCCTAGCGCATCAAACCAGTCACGCGCCACTTTGATCCCTGCACCGTTGCCAATATATTTTGGCTCAAATGACAACAGGTCGAGATATGCTTTCTTCTCGCCAGGGAACAGCCGGCGTGTGCATTCACCAATCAATTCGCCGGTAGTTTTGTCCCTCCACGAGCCTGCCACCTCAACGGCATTATCAAAGCGGCTAACGGCAATAGTAGCATTCGCGTCTGTCCCAATGTCGAAAAGACGAGTGATTCTCTCTTGTGTAAAATTCGCTCTTCGTAGCGCTTCCACATCCCCGGAAAAAGAAAAGCGCGATGGCTCTACAATTCGCACAGGTGCCGGCCTACGCTCGCCGCCAACCAAATCGCGCAACGACGTTGGTTGCAACGAATCGCCCCAGGTTGCATTCCTGCGCACGCTTACCAGTTGGTCAAGGTCGAACTTGCCATCTTTCCATGCGGCAAAGCGCCCCGATCCCATCATGTTTTTTTGCATGGCGGGTTCTTGCTTCTGGAACCAATCCGGCCCCGTCTCCCACTCAATGGGCGGCATCCCGTTGACAATCGGCACAAGGGAACAACGGCCCGCGGGGTGCTCATCTAATGGTTGCGTCAATTCGTATCGCCTGCCATCCGCCATAAGGCAGCCCATGCAGGTCCGACCATCTTTGGCCGACAGTCGCTTATAGCCACTCACCACACCGCTTTGAATGTATGCGGCTCGGCTGCTCTCGCGATAGACCCTCAGTTGCTCAGTACGTGCAATCACCATCATTCTGTTCAGCGATTGCGACAAGCCTTCACGCACCATGCGGGCGGCTGTCTCTCTTGGATTCTTGCCCAGCGCCACGCCTCGGATCAGTTCAGTGAACATGCCATCCACGCCAGCGCCGTAACTGGATTCGAGCAACGTGGTCAGCGGTGAGCCATCACCAGCCAAGCCAACCATGTTTTCGACGGCCGCAACGGGCAGCCGGTCAAACTGAATCGTCACGCCCGCCTCACTGGCTACGGCGTTGATATTCGACGCGGCGTGCGCAATGCCGGCCCTGGCCATGCGCTCTTGCTCATTCTGGATCAGCGGCTCCAGGTATTCAGTGTACTTGCCCATCTCGCGGCGCGTCTGGCGCAATAGCGACTGTGAGCGTTCGGCCAGATAGCGCGCCTCTTGTTTCTGCGCTTTGGAGAGTTTGTCATCAGCAACACGACGGGCCAACAACTCAATCTCATCCTGTAGCGCAAATTCCACTTGTCTCCAGCGACGCGCCATTGATGCCATCTGGCGCGCATCTTGTCGCAGCAGCGCAGCGCGGTGGGCGCGCATCTCACGGATAACGAGCGGTTCAGGCATTGGTGTCTATCGATTCCCCGCTAACGACTCTGTTTTCGTAGTGACCACCGTCTTCTTCCACGTAGGCTATCAACTCTCCCCGAATGATCTTGTGGGTATAGTAGCCGTATTTCTCTATTAATTCCACAAAAGCCACCGCGCTTTCGTAATCTGCACATTCTTCAATAGATATGCTGAAATTCATGCTGTAGTGGACAACATAGTACTTTAGGCTTTTATCAGATTCACTGATTGTTGTCGGCTCCATCCTGTGTATCTCCCTGATCAAATCGTGTCTGTGCATTCAGCAGCGCCGTGCCTAACCTCGCCTGGTTCGCTTCCTGTTCCGCCTCCTTGTCTTCCTGCATATCGTCAAGCTCCGCATCTGTCCAACCCTCATCACGTAGTTGCGTCGTCAAGGGTATGCCGGCTTCGACGTTGGTCTTACGGATGACAGCATTCGTCATGGGCTGCACGGTTTCGGGTCGGTCAAAGGTGGCGGTAATGTCAAGCTCGTCAATCTGTTTACCTTCCAGTTTGAGCATGAATTGCGCCACCTTGCGCCAAGTGCTGCTGAATCGGTCAATGTACTTCTGCGCTTTTTTGTTCAATGGTGCTTCCATCGCAATGAGCGCCTCGCCGGATGGGTCGCCACCTTGCGCCAAAAAGTAATGTTTTGGCGTGCGACTGATGACGGCCACACTTTGCACCATCTGTTCAACGGCTGACAGGTAGTTGCCTAATTCAGTTGGTGTGAACTCGCCAACACTGGTTTGCTGGCCTTCACCGTCACCGGCGGGAATAGCCCAAATCTCATCAGGCGAGTTTTTGAATTTGCCCCGCACATCAACCTGACTGATAACCCAACGTTGCTTGAATGCGCCATACTCAGCCGCCACCATCATATCGCTAAGCAACTTGTTGATGGAGTCTTGGATCTCAATAATGTTGGTCAGTTCGCTTTTGATGGTGCGACTTTCGCGGCGCAGGTGGAAAACAGGAATTTCGCCATAAGGATTGTCGGCAATGAGCGGCTCACCAAAGGACGCCGCGGTCTGTACGTCATTCGCGATAACGAGTGTGCCGGTGGCGACTGTCGTCTTGGCGATGCTGTTGGTGCTGCGGTAATACTCCAGCCTATCAGGATAGTAGAGTGTCAAATAGCGGTGATCGTCGTCGCCTATCCACCACTTGCAGGCAAAGCGCTTGCGCCGTGGATTGTCGCCACTATAGAACAAGTGGACGTTGCGCGGGTCGTTGTAATAGGCGGTTGCCGGCTCGCCTTCTTCTTTCCATGCAATCACATACGCCTCGCCAGTGACTAGCGCTGTCAGGTGCGCGTCATCGGCATCTAGCGCCATATCGGAAAGTTGCCATTCTCTATTGAGAAATTCGGTGTCCGCTTCATTCTCAGCAATGACAAACTGCATTAGGTTCAAGCGTTCAAGCAATGAATCAATCACGACTGCGCACCAGTTCTGTGTGAAGCGCGCGTCGATGCTGGCGAAGATATCGCGCAGCCGCTCACGGCTATAAATAAGCGGCGCCTTGCCATCGTAGTAAGCAAAATATTTATCATAAAGCGGCTTTTTCGCCGTGAGCATCTCGAACGCTAGTTCTAAGTCAGTTTGCATTAATTACGCCCCACAATTGCGCCTCTTCAAGCGCCATATCTCGCAAGTCGTCAATCTCGGTAATGGCCTCTATTTGTTGCAGCACCTGTTCCGGCGGCTTCCCGTAAGCAAGCCGCTTACGTACCTCGTCATGCAACATGCTAAGGAGAAATCGATACTCAAACGAGCTAATCTTTTTCAGCATTTGCGCTTTTTCGTGGATACGATTGGTAAGAGCATCAGCGCTATCGGCGTCTCCTGTTAACATGCGATACTCTATATTGATTCGCTCAAGCTCGTGCACTTCCCACTGGCCCGGCAAGTCAGCAATAGCAGCCCAGAACCACGTCTGCAAAAATTTGTCCAGCGTTTTTAAAGCTTGCATTAACTACCCTCTTTTAGTCTATATGCAGATAGAAAACTGGCAGCATCCAACCGATAGAACCCACCCTTTGCGTTTTTAGCCACATACTCACCAGGCTCCACGAAGGTAAACCCGCCCGAAGTCGCCAAGCGTATCGTGTTATCGGGGAAGGGCGAATCCTTGCAGCAATCACCGGCAAAACGTTTAATTTCGTCGTAATTGTTACCTGTATACTGGACTGCCTCAATCACTACTGGATTCATTATGTATCTAGCCATCAGTTTGCATTTGCACTTCCTGGTGTCCACAGTTTGCTTATTTTCTGTAGCTCGTTATATGCGCCGCTTGACGCATCCATTAAATCGTCATGCGCCAGATCCGGCTGGCCGTGCATGTGATTCAGCCAGCGCTGATTCCACTCACCGCGTAACAGCTTGACATTGCCGGCCAGCGCCTGCGCTGCGAGTCCCTTGGCGCGGGTCAGTTTGTCGCCTTGCGGTGGCACGCCTTTTACATCCCAGCCGTCAAGCATGGTGATGATAGTGCGTGCATCGCGCTTGCCACTGGCCCCGCCTTCCCGCTCGAAACGAACAATGACACTCTTACCGTCTTGCGTTGCGCGGTTCTTAATAGCGTTGTCCGTTTTTGCCGGTTCCATGCGTTCCTCGTTGGCGTCAAGTACATAGTAAATGCCGTTGACGTATTTCATTTTGACATCAGCGGTGAAGTCTGGATCTTGGCTGGCCACCTTTTTCTCACTGGCTGCCAAGTCCCAAGATCGCACTGTCCACCCGCCCGCGGGGACGGCTTCCACAATCTCGAACCAGTCACGGTTGAACACCTTGCCCGCCGCCGGCTTAACGAGCCAGTTACCTTTCAGCAACTGCTCTTGCTCGTACAGTGGCAGCGCCTTCAGATTGGCAAGATAGCCGGGGTCTTTCTCCAGCAGAATCTTGTTGTCAAACACGTCTGACCGAATGAAGGTGAATGACTTCGGCTCACTCCCTGGATACTGGTCGGTAAGTTCTTCACGACTGTCACCCCAGCGCAATGTATCATTGACCATCACGAACCAGCGAATTACCCCGCTGCGCTCAGCTATGGCGTAGCCTGTGTTTGGGTCAATGTACCAGCCGACGAACTCATGCACCCACCCGCCTACCGGGTCGTCAGGCGGAACAGGGTTACACGTTGCCCGAATGTATGGTCTTACGCCACAGGTTGACCGGTTGCGGCTAAACATGTAAAAGAATTGCCGCTTAGAAAAATGGGTTAGCTCATCCCAGCACAGTAAGGGAATCTGGCTGCCTTGCCAGTCGAAACGATTCTGATCATGTTGCATGTGCGTCATGGTCACAGTAGCGCCGGTCGGGAATATCCACTGCACAGGCGCTGATTGCTTCGGCTGCGCATAGGGCGCATACAGCTTATTGCTTTCGTCCCAAAGCCCGCCCTCCGCTGTGATTTGTGGCGAAGTCCTGCGGAAAATCACGCATCCAAAATGCTGATTGTCCACATGACGCAACGACTCGACAAGTAACGCCCAACTTTTCCCACCGCCAGCGGCGCCACCATACAGCACGAAATCAACATCGGTTGTTGACAAAAACTCAGCTTGTGGCCCTGGCTGCGGCTCAAACTTGGCAAAGATGTTTTTAGCCTTCGTCACCTTCTGGTTCTGCTGAGCGCGCTTCGAGAAGTCGAATCCCTTTATCGGCGAGTACCCCATGTAGTACTGCAAGTTCGTGCGCTGGTTGTTTTTTAAGCCATGCTTCATCTGAGAACACTTTTGTCTGTACGGCCAAAGCGCCAAGCGCCCCTATCAAATAGGCGTGTAGCCTTTCGCTGATTTCGTCTCTTTTTTGGGGGTCAACCTGGTTGAACGCTTCGTTCTTGGCTCTCCAGTATTTCAACGTGCCTACGGGAATATTGTATTGCTTGGCCGCGCTAGCAATCGACTGCCCTGTCAGCAAGGCAGCCATCACAGCGGCTTTCGTCTGCTCATCATGCTCGCGCCGCGCCATGGTGTTACTCCGACTTCATCTCAAAATACATCGTCTTGTCGTCAATACGACCTTCTGCCGTCGTGATGCGACAGGTGACC